CAACAAACAAAGGAGAATGAAGAATGGCAACCCATGTCGGAACAAGTGGATTAGTTAAAGTTGGTAGCACTACAGTTGGTGAAGTAATCGGTTTTTCTATTGATGAAACACAAGATACTGTTGAAGATACAACATTAACTGACTCAAAAAAGTCTTACAAAGTTTTAAGGGGAGATGCTACTGCTACTGTTGAATGTCATTTTGATGAAACAGATAGTGGTCAAGAAGCATTAGATGTAGGCACATCAGCAACTTTGGAATTATATCCAGAAGGTGCAGATAGTGGTGATAAATACTATTCTGGCACAGGTATTGTGACAGGTGCATCTATAGCTGTGACTCTTGATGGCATTATTTCCAGAACTTTTAACTTTCAAATTTCTGGTGGCATATCTCACTTATCTGTATAATATCTAATATTATATGGCTAAAAAAGATTTTCTTGAAGGTGCTATAACTCATTTTAAGCACCAAGAAACAAGAATTATTGAAGTTCCAGAATGGAACTTAGTAGGTGAAGATGCTATTTATGTGAAACCTTTTACTCTCATTGAGAAAGATGAGATATTCAAAGGTACATCTGACAACAGTTTGACAGTTCTTATTGATGTCATTGTAAAAAAAGCATTGACAAAAGATGGTGATAAAATGTTTGATCTTGAAGCAAAGATCAAAATGAAAAGATTTGTAGATCCAGATATTCTAAGCAGAGTTGCAAGTCAAATTCTTGGTACATCACCAGATACACAAGCCTTAAAAAAAAACTAAATTCAAATCAAGATTTTAGATTTTATTATTTTCTAGCAGAAAAATTACACAAAACTATTGGTGAAATTCTACAGATGCCTGTAGAAGAATTTACAACTTGGATAGCTTATTTTACTTTAAAACATGAAGAAGAACAAAAAGCATTGAATAAAGCAAAGATGCAAGGTAAAAGAAGATAATGACTACAAAAAAACTGAATATTGATATTCTTGCTAGAGATAAATCGAAACAAGCATTATCACAAGTTCAAACAAGATTAGGAAATCTAAGAAAATCAGTATTTAGTTTGCGATCTGCATTTATAGGTCTAGGTGCAGGATTAGCAATAAGATCATTTGTAAATGTTGGTAAAGAGGTTGAGAGCCTTAAGATAAGATTTAAATTTTTATTCGGATCAGCAGAAGAAGGTGCAAAAGCATTTGATAATCTTGCAAAATTTGCAGGTACAGTTCCATTTTCATTAGAAGAAATTTCAAGAGCATCTGGTAATCTTGCAGTAGTTTCCAAAGATGCAGATGATTTAAACAGAGTTTTAGAGATCACAGGTAATGTTGCCGCTGTCACAGGACTTGATTTTGAAACAACATCATCACAAATACAAAGAGCATTTGCAGGTGGTATAGGTGCGGCAGATCTTTTTAGAGAAAGAGGTGTTAGAGCCTTATTAGGATTTGAAGCAGGTGCAAAAGTTTCAGCAGAAGAAACAGTAAAAAGATTTGAAGAATTATTTTCTGGTAATGGAAGATTTGCAGGTGCAACTAATGATTTAGCTACAACACTTGAAGGAACCATCTCAATGTTAGGTGATAAATTCTTTAATTTTCAAAAAGATGTAGCAGAAGAATTTTTTGATGAATTAAAGGGAGAGTTTGGTGATTTGAATGTTTTTTTAGAACAAAACGAACAACAAATCGAAGATATTGCAAAAGCTATAGGAGAAAATTTTGCAGGTGCAATTCAAAAAACTTCAAAAGTAATCAAAGATTTAGCACCTGCTACAAAAAATATAGCTGATTCTATAGGTACAGTAATAACAGGTTTTACAAGTTTACCAACATTTGTTCAATCATCTGGTATAATAGCAGCTTTATTGTTTGGTAAAAAAGGTGCTATTGCATTCACATCTCTTACTTTTTTAGTTGGACAAATTCAAGAAATTTTAGATCAAGCAGGTGCAGGAACAATTAGACCATTAATTGATATTGATGAACTTCAAATTGCAAAGGAAAGAATAGAACAAATAAAAGGAGAGCTTGAACTTTTAGAACCTAAAACTGTTGGTATTGCTGCAAGAGAAGAAGATAAAGAAACTGTAAAAAATTTAAGATTAGAATTAAAAGCATTACAAGAAAGTGTATTAAGATTTAATTTTGAACAAGGTATTGCAGAATTTGAAAAACTTATCGATCAATTACAAAAAACTGAAGAAGGATCAGAAAATCTAAAAAAAGAACAAGTAAAATTACAACAAACATTATCAATATCTAAAAATATGTTGGAGTCTGGTGCAAAGGCACAAGCAAAATTATCTTTTGTTCAAAAACAAAACACAATGACTCTTGAAAATTTTAGATTTGAATTTGATAAATTTAACGAAACATATAGAACGAGTATTAGTCAAACAGATCAGTTAAGAGAAAATTTCCCAAGATTTACACAAACATTAAAAGATGCAGGAGATACAACAAAACAACTTGATGGATTATTTACAAATACTTTTAATAATTTTGCAGATACATTAGCAGATAGTATTATGACAGGAAAGTTTGCTTTCAAAGACTTTGCAAGATCTGTTATTGCAGATATAGCTAGAATGATTGCAAAGCAACAAGCATTGATAGCTATTCAAAAAGTTGCAGGATTGTTTGGTGGTAGTATTGGTGGATTTAATATTGGTAGTTTGCTACCTGCTATGTCATCTGGTGGTAGGGTAAACAAAGGTATGCCTGTGTCGGTGGGAGAAGCAGGTCGTGAAATTTTCATTCCCCAATCTTCTGGAACTATCGTACCAAATAATCAAACAGGTGGATCTACAAACATAAACTTTACAATCAATACAGTAGATGCAACAGGGGTAGATGAATTACTTACAAATAGACGAAGCACTATTATCAATGTTATAAATGATGCTTTGAACAGACAAGGTAAAGAAGCATTAGTATAATGAGTGGCACTTATCCAACATCACCAGAATTCAGATCCATAAACTTTGAATCAGAACAGAGAACAAAAGTATCAACTACTGATAGTGGTAAAATGTTCTCAACACAAATAGATGGTCAAAGATTTAAGTTTTCTGCAAGTTATCCTGCACTAAGTAGATCAGACTTCGCACCTGTTTTTGCTTTTGTTATGAAACAAAGATCACAAAAAGAAACATTCCAAATATCTTTACCAGATATTAAAAATGCAAAAGGTAATGTATCTGGAACTGTTTTAGTTAAAAATGCACATACAGCAGGTGACACAACTATTACTGTAGATGCTATGACAGGAACATTAAAAGCAGGTGATCTAGTAAGTTTTGCAGGACATAATAAAGTTTATATGTTGGTTTCAGATGCTACAGCAGATGGTAGTAATGAAGCAACACTTACAATAGAGCCACCATTAAGATCTGCTGTTTCAGATAATGCAGTAGTGACTTATGATGGTGTAGAATTTACTGTTAGACTTACAAGTGATATACAACAGTTTACAACAGACAATTTAGATACCTTTAGATATGAAGTAGATTTTATTGAGGCTTTGTAATGACTAGAGGATTATCTAGTGCAATAACAACTGAATTACAAAATCAGAATATAAAGCCTATTGTATTAATAGAAATTTTATTTCCAACACCACAAAGAATAACAAATCACTACAAAAATATTACACACAATTCCAACACCTATACATCAAGTGGACACTTAATATCTATTGGTGGTAAAGCTGAAAAATCAGAACTTGATGTTGGTAATTTTCAAATTGAACTTTCAGCAGTTGATAGTGCTTTTGTTTCTATTGTTTTAAATAATAATGTATCTAATGATGAAGTCACAATAGACATTGGATTGTTAAATAGTTCAGATGTTTTGATTGATACTTTCAACTACGATATAGGTTTTATTGAGAGTTTCAGTATTGATACAGATAAAGCAAGATTGATATTAAGTTGCACATCTCACTTTGCAGATTTTAGTAGAGTTTCTGGGAGAAAAACAAACGAAGGCAGTCAACAAAATATTTTTCCAAATGATAAAGGTATGCAATATTCTGCACTTACAGTTCAAGATTTGGTTTGGGGTAGAAAATAATGGGTTTCTTTATTCCAATTTTAACAATGATTGCAAAGAGTGTAATCACAGGTATAGCTATATCAAAAGCAATCTCTTGGTTAGCACCTAAACCAGAAATACCAGAGTTTCAGCAAGATACACAAGCACAAGGTGTTTTATTAAACAAACAATCTAACAATGCAAATATCCCTGTTATTTATGGAACAAGAAAAGTTGGTGGTGTAAGAGTATTTTTAGAAACAAGTGGTACAGATAATCAATATTTATATGGTGCTATTGTTTTATGTGAAGGTGAGATCAACAACATAACTAGCATAATCGTAAATGATAGTCCTGTCACTTTTTCTGCAAGTATAGCAAACGGAACAACAATAACATCAAATGACAGTAAGTTTGGAACAACAATACAAGTTCAACCATTTTTTGGTGCTGACGATCAAGTAGCAAGTTCATTATTGACAACACTTAGTTCTTGGACAAGTGACCATAAATTATCTGGAATATGCTATATAGCTTTTAGAATTACTTGGGATAATGATAAATATACAGGCATTCCAAATATTCAAGCTATTGTGCAAGGTAGGAAAGTATCAACTTTTGATGGAAGTAGTAATGAAACCACAGGTCAATTTTCTACTAATCCTGCTTTTTGCTTATTAGATTATCTAAGAAATGAAAGATTTGGAAAAGGTATTCCATTAGCAGATATTGATATACCTAGTTTTTTTTCAGCTTCACAAGTTGCAGTCACACAAGTCACCCCATTCTCTGGGGGATCACAAATCAATCTTTTTGATTGTAATGCAGTCATAGATACAGGACAGAAACTTATTGACAATACAAGAACAATACTAAAAGGCATGAGAGGTTTTTTACCTTATACTCAAGGTAAATATAAATTAATCATTGAAACAACAGGTTCAAGTGTTCTGACATTAAATGAAGATAATATTATTGGTGGCATACAAGTATCATCATCAAGAAAAAATGAAAAATTTAATAGAGTGCAGGTAAACTTTGTAAATCCAGATAAAAATTTTCAATCTGATACAATAGTCTATGATACAGACCACAGCACATTAAAAACAGCAGATGGTGGTTTTTTACAAGAAGGTGTTGTTGATTTACCAACTATTACTAACCCATATCAAGCATTGGAGTTTGGTGAGATTGTTTTAAAAAGAAGTAGAGATAATCTTGGTTTACAACTAACAGCAAATTATCAAGCTATGAATTTAGCTATTGGTGATCTTGTTGCTGTGACTCATTCAATAACAGGTTTTAGTTCAAAATTATTTAGAGTTATGGGCATGGCAATCAATCCATCATTTGAAGTATCATTATCTTTAATTGAGCATGACGACAGTTGGTACACATTTGAACAAAAAACAGAAGTTGCATCTGTACCTAATACTTCATTTCCAGACCCCCTAACAGTACAACCACCTGCATCTATTACTTTATCAGACGAACTTATTGAATATTCAGAGGGTATTGTTATTACAAGATTAAACATAGTCATTGGTGCATCTCCAGATAATTTTGTTCAATATTATGTCGTAGAGGCAAGAAAAAGCACAGAAACAAATTTTAAAATTATTGGTCAAGGCACAGAACTCAATTATGAAATGTTGAATGTAGTTGATGATATTACTTATGATGTAAGATGTAGAGCAATCAATACACTTGGCATCTCATCATCATCAATTACAGCTAGTAGAAAGATTGTAGGTGCAACAGAGCCACCAAGTGATGT